TTTCCATAATTTTTTAAACTATCTACTGTTCTTCCAACATATTCGGTTAGTATAACAATTGATCTTTTTGTATGTACATAATTAACTTCTGAATTATTAAAAATTGTTTTATCTACATTATTTATAAAAAACCAATCATATGTCATATTAACTCCAGGACATATATTATTAATAAGTAAATCGCTAACAAGTAAAGATATATATAACTCGTTCCATGTATATCTTGTTATATTTATATCCTTGTTTTCATTAGAAAGAGGTATAATTTTTTGACCTATAATAGGATAAGATATAACTTTAGTTATATCTATTTGTCTAACAGGAGTATCGTAATAATTGGAATATAAATAAAACTTTTTGATATTATCTATACTAAATTTTTTTTTTAGTGTTTCAAAAAATTCCATGTCTTTATCATTTATAATATTTGAATAATACATTTTATCGGTATTCAATATATGTAAATTCATAGATAATAATAAACATTGTGTTAACCAGATAATAATAAATAATTTTATCGAATTACGGGAAGATATTATATTTTTTTCTAATTCTGATAAAATATTTATATCAAAATGTGAAGGTATATGATAAGAATAATCAAACGCTATATTGTTATCTTTCAATAAATATTCTTCCACAGTAGTCCATAATTCGTTAAATGTATGTTCTATATTTTTTATTAACGATATAAGTGAAAATCTTGAACGATATTCGCCATCGGTTGAAACCATATTTGGACCTATACAAATATATATATCATTAATAAAAAAAACATTATGTTTAGTATCTATGACCGAATAAATATATCCATAGTTAATAAATTTATGATATCTTTTAATTTTTACAATTGTACATAATATATTATTTTTCATATATGATTTATAATTTCTCATAAAATAAACATAAGAATTTAATCTAGAAAAATGATTATATATTATATTTGTATTATTAATAGTCATTTTTTTTAATATATTTTCAATTGACTTATTATTTATTTTTAAACTATTCTTCATATCATCTAAAAATAAATTTAATTTCCATATATTATTGTATTCATATATTAAATTAGTAACTTGTTTTGTTGCTAGGATAGAAGACAAATGACGATTATTATATTTTTCTGCAATTTCATTAATATTATTTATATCCAATATAGCTTTTTCTTCCTTTTCGTCTAAAAAATAAATATTCATTATATATTTAATATTACAATAATTTATATAATATAAACAATGTTTAATATTGTAGATAAAAAAGAAAGATCATCATCAGATAAAAAGGAAAGATCATCATCAGATAAAAAGGAAAGATCTGTATCAGATAAAAAAAAGAAAATAATAGATCCAGAAGATATAAAAAAACTATTAGTTGGTTATATAGCGGTTCCTAAGCAAAATTGGGTAGATATTCCAACCGATTCACATATTAGATATATTAAATCAGATGGTACTTTTGTAAGAGGAGGATTTGTAATTTCACAAAATATAAAAAATAGTAAATATTTTATGTATTTAACAAATAATCTTTATAATAGTCCAAACAAAAAAAATTGGCCAGTATCGTTTGATAACATTACTACTATTTATAAAAAAGTAGATAAAAATAATAGTGTTGAAGTAGATGTAATAAAGGCAAAAAATATAGAAATTATTCAACAAATCAATAAATTAGTTGATGTTGTTAAATCTCAGGGTATTAGAATAGAAAATTTAGAACAAAAACTCAAAAAGAATTAAGGTTTACCACAACAACTACCGCCCCTTCTAGATCCAGTAACTTTTTTTTTCATAGATGTTCTTTTTTTATTAGCACCACCTTTTTTAGATTTTTTAGATTTTTTAGATTTTTTTGACCCTTTAGATTTTTTAGATCTTTTTTTACTGCCGCCTCCTTTTAGAGACAATAGTTTTGCGGTGTCTATATGAAAAGTGTCTTTAAACATTTGATTAGGATCGATTTTATCATGAGATAAAGAAATTTCTTTAGCATCACTGTCTGGAGAAAACTTTTTACCTACCCAATCTCCCTCGTTTTCAGATTTAACAACCATTCCTTTTCCGTTTTCACTAGACATATATCTTTCTTTAGTTTCATCTCCTTTTTTAAATTTCTTATAAAACCCAGACGCTTTTTCATCATTTTTTCTTCTCTCGGTAGAAACTTGTACAAATGAACTGTTTTCCATACCACTATCTTCAGATTTTTTTTTAGCGCCACCTAACATATTTTGACTATCGTAATACATTTTTATATAAATATAATTATATTTTATAAAATAAATAATGATTTTTATTTTATATATATATGAATTTATTAACTATTAAAAACGGTTATAAACCATCTAATTTTAAATGGTCTACAAACAAAAAACATACAGATATCGATATATTAAATAATGGATCAACTGCCAGATTATTGGGAAATAAGTCTGGAATTAAAGGATTACTGTCTAATACTGGATATCTTATTGGAACAGATATTAACTCATTTGAATACAAGATACATAGCGGTTCGTCATTTTATATAGGTCTTGTTAGAGAAAATCACGATATTAACTCTACATCTAATACTTTTGTAAAACAATTAATAAACGCGGATATTGATTCTTCTTTAATATTTCTTTTAGATTTAAAAACAGTAACCATAACATATAAAGATATATCAACTGTTTATGATATTTCTGAATTTTCCGAAATTGGTTATCTTTGGTGTTGTGATAATAATTCTGGATTTTCTATATCATTGTTTCTCAATAGAAGTATAAAAGAATATATAGATGAATCTAGTAATGCTGTAATAGATTGTATTTCAGATTACAAAAAAGAAAGTTTAAATATTCTTGCTGATAATGTATATATAGATAAATCTACAATTAATTTTATAAATGGAGTAGAGTATAAAAAAATAACATATACTACCACCAACGATACACCTGTTACGGTTTTAACTTTACCACAAGAAAATAAAACTGTAAATACATATAAATCTTCTGTTATTAGAAGCAATTCACTATATAATAAAGGAACTAGTTCATATATTGTTGGATCTTTTATGAATAGTTCTAATGTTTCTCAATTAGGTTCAACTTCTACGCTGTGGTCGCACGGTGATAATACAACCGCTGTAAATTATAGCTGTTCTGGAAATAATGTAAATTTAAATATAACAGGAGAATCTGACTCTAATTCATTTATAACTACTATCAATCCTCCAAGTCTCGTATATTCTACATCATGGACGGTTGGATCTTCTGGATGTGATTTTAAAGATATTTCTTCAGCTATTAGTGATATAAAAGTTCTTGATGGACATAGATTATTATTATCAAATGAAGAATTTACTGTTTCTTCTGTTATACAAATAACAAAACAATTAATATTACAAGGGCAAACCGATGGACTAACAACTACTACTATACAAACCGTTGCTTCAACTTTAGCACCTGTTTCTCTTATTGAAATTTTAAATAGTAACACTATTTTACATACATTAATATTAAAACAAAGAAAAACAAATAATACTTCTATTGAAACAACTGTAAATATAAAAAATAACAATGCTATTAATATTTATGTGGAGAATTGTATTATAGAAACAATGGAATTTGGTGTTGTTGTAACTGCTGATACTTGGCAAATAAATAATTGTGTGTTATCCTATGTTGGACCAAATAATTCTACTAGGAGACTAATTGGAATTTACCGTTCTGGGATTTCTGGTGTAGTATCAAATACTAGGTATAACTCTGGACAAGATGGAATAATTACAGGAAATACTAGATTTATTCAAGTAACATCTACTGTAGGTCTACCTTCTGAAAGATTAAACGGAACATTAAGAATAAGTAATATAACAAATTTAAATGCATATCCTTTGCATCAATTTATTAATGTTGATTATCTTGTTTCTACTGGTTTAAATTTTATCGTAGATAATTGTACAGTTGTAGAAACTAGTGCTTTTTTAGTTTTTTATTTACTAAATACACAGTTAATATCACAAATAACTAGATTAATTATAAAAGGAAATTCATTAAGTAATTCGCACGGTAAAGGAATGGTTGCTCTTGATGGTCCAGGACCTTTAAGTCCGAGCGGTAATACATCTTTTTACGCTTCATCAAATACTGTATTGAATGAATCATATATAGGTAATTTTGTTAGTGCTTATTCTTATTTAATGGGATATAATAATACAGTTTGGACAAACCCTCAACAAGTATTATCTGATTCTACTTGGTATTGGCAGATTATAACTGAAATAATAAAAAATTAATGTAATTGTAGTTATACGATTTTTCATTTAATACTATATAATTAGTTTTGAATATTTGGATTATAAAAACGAAAAAAAAAATTGAATTTTATTTTATTTAATACTTATTCGAAACTAATGTCTAGCTCAGGTCAGAACAATTTACCTGTACAATCATCGGACCGTGTCAGGAGGTATATACCTTCAGACACTCCGTTACAGAATGAAAAAGAAGAACTTCGCAATTTTGTTGACTGTAATGAGTTTAAAACTCCTGTACAATATGGAGAACTTATAGATTTTAAATTTCCCAATTTCGTTAAAACTCAAGTAGATCCTGACAATGGTAGAGTTTACTATGCGTTCAACCTTGGAGACCTCAGAAGATACCTTCAGATGGTTAATTCTTCATCTGACGGACAAATATCTGCAGAAAATAGAGAGTTTGAAAAGCTCTTGAAAGATTCCTTGATGGGGGAATCTCTATTTTCCTGGTTTTCAAACCTGTGGGAATTACCTTTATGAATGATGTATATCGTTCGTAATAGACATCTTTATTAAGTTTTCCATAAAATAAATTATTTTTTTAAAAACCTTAGAAAAATAAAAAAAAAATTGAATTTTCTTTATTTAATAAAAATTCTTCAACAAAATGCCAAGTAGTGAAGAAAAGAATAGTCTTTTGCTCAACGAAATAGACGAACAAATCTTTTTCGTTCGTTTGCTTACCAAAGTAAAGGATACTAAGCTACCGCCGTTTGTTGAAGAAACGGAGGATCATTCTAACGGAACCTTTATTTACGCCTTAAAGCTTCGTGACCTTCGAGAACACGCGGAAGATGTTTGTTGTCCATCGGCTGGACAGTACTACCTGGACTGGATGGACTTTGAAAAACTTCTTCTATTCTGGATGGGTGAAGATTTGTATTTCACACTCGTGGTATTGTGGAAATTGCTTTTGTGAGTGAGACGTATTGACTAACACAGTCATGTGTAATTAAAATAAAAAAATTATTTTTTTAAAACCTTAGAAAAAAATTATAACTTCTTCTTATTTCTACCTCTTGCCCTTCTTCTCTCCTTTGGTCTTTCGTAATATTCTAATTCGTCTGTCACCTTTGTTTCAAAACCTCCATCTCTTGTTGAATACGTAATCTTAAACGATATATGAAACTTTCGTTCCACTAGACGTAAATATGCGCGACAATTAGTACATGGATGAGACATAGATAATATTTTTTTTCCATCATTATCTATCCCAAGACGGACTATTAATATATCTATTTTTTTGTTATGATAACCAGTAGTCCTTGCAAAAGAATAATTTTCCTTTAAAAATAAAGGTAAAGCGTTTCTTTCTGCGCATTTACTTTCCGTAGAGGGAACAAACTTTCCTTCTTTACCTATTTTTGCATATACCGTACTGGCTTTTCTTTTGTTATCATCTGGAAGATTTCTAAGTAACTTCTGCATATCCAGTGTTTACTATTTTTTTGAAATTCAATGTTTTTTTTAAACATTGAATATGTTATATATATATATAATATTATTTTTTCAAAATGTGTGATTTGAAACAGTTTAATCGAGAACAGGTTGAATTTATTACTTCTAATCTTGTAAATAATGCTCTTATAGGAATACCAGGCGGTGGAAAAACTCGTACTATTATAGAAAGAGGTAAATATTTAAAGTTTTCTAATATAATAAATAACGATAATGAAATCCTTATTCTTATGTTTAATAAACAAGCGTGTGAAGATTTTATTAATAAATCAGATACAAAAATGTTTAGTTCTTTAAATGTAAAAACTGTTCACGGATTGGCTTATAGTATTATAAAAATATGTAATATACCATTTAATTTGAGAACTTGTTTAATAGATGCGTTTAACATTATTGAAAACAATAGAGCTATTTGTTTAAGATTATTATGTCTTAAAAATTGTAAATGTATTATTGTAGACGAGGCACAAGATATGTCAAAAATTCAATACAAATTGATTAAAAAAATATGTGATCATTTAAATATATTCTTACAATTGGTTGGAGATCCTAATCAAACTATTTATAAATCTTTATCTGATCCTGCCGAAGAAAAATATTTAGTAGAATGTAAAGATAAAATTGTATTAGTAAAAAATTATAGATCTACTAGACAAATCGTAAATTTTGTAAATGGTTTTAGACCTCTTACAAATTATGATTCAATGGAAAGTATGACAGAATATGAAGGTAAAAAACCTTTTTTATATATAAACGATATTGAAAGTATTTGTCTACATTTATTAAATGACATCAAAACAACAGAAGTAAAATATGAAGATATCTGTGTTATTGGTCCTGTGAAATTATCAAAACCAATTATGGATGAATATAAAAGTATGGGTTTGTCTCTAATTTTAAATTTGTTTGAAAATAATAATATTCCATATGTAAAACATTATTATGATGGTAAAGACAATATAATAAGCAATAAAACAATAATTAGAATTCCTGGTCATATTAATTTAATAACTGGTCATAGTAGTAAAGGTTTAGAGTTTAAGAAACTTATAGTTTTAAATTTTCAAGAAAAAACAATGACTGCAAAATTATCAAATGATACATTATATCAACATAAATTTTTATGGTATGTTATTTTAAGTAGAGCTAAAGAAGAATTAACAATTTATTGTATGAAACAGAATAAATTATGGCCAGGTATCTATAATATTGATAAAAATCTTTATAATTCTAATGTAGAAGTTGTGACAAAGGAAATAAAAACCGAAGATATAAAAACAGTATATTTTGGTGTAACTGAATTTATTAGTTTATTAAACAATGAAAATTATAGTAATTTAATAAGAGAATTAAAATATACAACTATTAAAGAAAAATTTTATGAAGAGGACTTACCCAAACCATTAGATTATAATATTTTTAGTGCATTATATGGATTTTATGCCGAATTATTGTATGAAATCAATTATTATATAAAAAATAATACAATTAATTTTTATATAGAATCAGAAATTAAAAAAATAAATGGGGTTATATTATTAGATCCTATAAGGGTTATAATTTTTAAAAATTTAAAACAAAGATATAATTTTCTTTCTGATGATTTTGAATTAAAATCTCTTGAATTGATTGATATTGAAGAATTAGATGCAAAAGAAAAAGGATTTATAAACTTTATTAAAAATAAAAAAAAAAATTTAATTAGAATTAGATACGAAAATTCAGTTGTTGAGTATGATAAAGATAAAATAATAAATTATTACAGACAACTACTAACAAATAAATATTATTATATATTTATGATTTCACTTTACAAATACCAATTTAATTATGAATCTAAATTTTTACTTTTAAAAGACTGGAATGAACATATTTCATCACTGTATTTGTATAGTAATTTGATTGATAATTTAAATTATGAAGAAAAATTTGATTTTCAGGTAAATTTAATTAAAGAAAAACTTTCTGGGATTGCTGATATCATAGGTAATAATAAGGTAATAGAATTAAAATTTACTAATACTTTTTCTACTGATTATATTTTACAGGCTTTATTATACCATTTAATGGTATTTCCAAACAAAGATCTTATAAATATAGAAATTATTAATTTATTGCTCGGAATAAGATACTATATTAATTTTACAAGTATCGGTAATTTTGAAGAAAAAGTTAGAAATATACTTATATTAGAATAACCAATTTTTTAAAATTGAATATACTAATAATTATAAAAACGCGACGATGTCTTATTGCGAAGAATATTCTGATTCTGATTACGAGTCTTGCCCGTTGTTTAAAGACAATTCAACAAAAAAATTAACTGTTTTTGAAATTCATCAAAAACTAGTTAAAAACAACATTAAAAAAGGATATGCTTGTATTACGGAACTTAATAAATTATTATCATCAATAAAATCAGTTCCAGACCCAAATTGTCTTGATTTATTGTTTAAAATTCGTGAAGCGATTGTTCAATTAGACGATACATGCTGTATTTTAGTAAATGAATCACACAATGATTGTGTATTTTCTACTTTTTACACAGAAGATGATGCAAAAATTGTAAAGGAACCAGAAACGGTTCCGACTGAATCAAAAATCGTAAAGGAACCCGAAACGGTTCCAGTTGATGCAAAAATCGTAAAGGAACCCGAAACGGTTCCAGTTGATGCAAAAATCGTAAAGGAACCCGAAACGGTTCCAGTTGATGCAAAAATTGTAAAGGAACCCGAAATTGTTACAGTTGATGCAAAAATTGTAAAGGAACCTGAAAACAGAACATTTCTAGAGAACGAGGTTCCTTTAACAGATGAACCTATTTTCAATATGGATTATCCGACTCTAAGAATTCCACAACAAACAGGACCTTATTCTGGAGAAAGATTAAGTGGTTCAGTTGAAAAAACTAATAAGTTTTCACCCAATCCTTCTAACTGTACATATTTTATGAAAGGTAATTGTAATCATAAAGAAAAATGTCATTTTTATCATCCGGGAAAACATCCTCATAGATTATTAGTATCGGAGGCTATTACTTCTTATAAAGGTGTAAATCAGGCTTTGAAACTTTTAAAAGAAGGAAAAACCGATGACAAAAATACATTTTTGTCAGAGAAGTTAGGTTTTGGAACACATGTTTTTGTTTCAGAAAAAAAACTTTGTTTGGTTACAAAGGAGGAACTTGATGAATATCCAGAAATTGCAAGGTTTCATTTATTGCGAACTTTCATTAATGGAAGTATTCGTCAGAAGGATTATGTTATCAATTTTGTCAAAAAACATCTTTGATTTACATTCTTTTATTTTTTTTTTAAATTTGAGTTCATTTTATTTTATATAAAAAATGTTAGTTGCCTATAATTATTCTAGTCTGTGTGATATTCTTGGTAATTTAATTAATAACGGAATATGTGTTGAAAAAGACGATGTTAAATATAATATTTTTGGAAATATAAATGTTTTCAGCAGTAGTCGTCTTACCAACAAAGACTTAAATTATATTTATAATCAATTAAACACAATAGTTTCACCAACATATGAATATATAAATTTATATACCGGAAACATAGAAGAAAAAAAAAATTCTATTCGTTTATATGAAGATATTATTTTATTTAATAATGATAAAAAAATTACTTTTAATTGTAAAATAAATAGTAAACTTTTTAATGTGAATCCTAATACAGTATGGTTTGATGAAAATAATCATATTTTTAATTTACCAGAAAACAAATTAATATGGAAACTAGCCTTAAAAGATTTTAAGAGAAGCGAAAGAATAGCTAGTCCAACAACTTATATATATAATTCGTATTTGAAATTAGATTTAGAAATAGATTGTATGTTAAATAAAAAAATTAGATCAGAATTATGTACACGTATAAGAGAAATGTTAAATATTACGTTTTATAGTAAAGGAATTGTTTGTGAGGAAAAAAAATGTAGCGATTGTAAAAACGTGCTTTTTGATAATGTTTATAAATATGCACATATAACTTTGTGTTGTATGTGTTTTATTTATACTAATAAAAATATTTTAAATAATAATACAATATTTTTAGAAGAACATAAAACAAAATTAAAAGATATTTTAGATTGTAATTCTTTAAGTTATGATTTAATAGTTACTTTTCGAAATAGTTATATAAATTATGTAAATAATCAAAAATATGTAGAAACGGAAAAATATATAGGTATATCTGAAAATAATATATGTTTATATTTATGTGGATTATTAAATATTCCAAACCTAAGAGAAAAAAAAATAGTAAGTTTGAATATTATTGATTAATATAATTATTTAAACTAATAATACTGTATTATTATAAATATGTTTCCTTATCGTAGAGTACATTATGGAAATAAATTTAATTCATTATCAAAAGAAAGAAAAATTGATGTTATAATAATTTCTTCTTTATTAAGAGAACATAAAGAATATCGTAATGTATCTATTGAAGAACAGGAAAAAATAGAATACAGTATAGAATCTAGTTGTCACGAAGAAAAAAATAAATATAATGTATCCATATCACTGATTAAAGGAATGTTAAGTAATGAAAAGTGTAGAAATATATTAGTACCAAAATTACTATCTGGAGAAATCTTACCAAATAATTTACTTAAGTTAAAATTGTCAGATATTACCAATTCTCATATTAAAGTTTATGAAGAATTTAATAATAGACAAAATGCTCAATTGGTTCAAAAATCTTCTTCACTTTATAAATGTAAAAAATGTGGTCTAAGAAATACTGTTCTTAGAGAAGAACAAAGAAGATGTCAGGACGAATGCGCTACAATCATTATAACTTGTCTTACAGATGGATGTGGATATGAATGGAAAAATTAATTTTTTAAATATAATCTAAAGAATGAATTGTAAGTTTTCCTTTTCTTCCTATTCTTTGCGCTCTACCAATACATTGAATCATTTCTGCATCACAAAGATTATCAATTATAATTAAATCGCTTGTACTTTGTAAATTGATACCAGAAGAATAGTATAGGGTATGAATAATTAATATATTTATTTTATCTGTATTTTGAAAATCATAAATAATTTTATCCATTACTTCAGTTCTACCCATTAAAACCACAAATTCTAAATTATTTTTTTTTAATTCTTCTTTGACTTTTTCAATACCTTCATCAAATTTAACAAATATTAAAAATTTTTTAGGAATAGATTTATGTTCATTCTCAATATTTGAATTACCTAATAATATTCCATTTAGTAATGGAACATTTTTTCTTTCGTGAGTAATATTATCTTTTAAGATTTCTATTAAGACAGATAATTTAGTACTTTTACTTTTAATTTCTGGTGGTTGAACAGATGATATTTCAACTTTTGTCGCATCACAAACCAATATAGATTGTTTTAGTTCTTTTTCTACAAATATAGTATTATTTTTCATAACAATTTCACCACGACAACAAGGACATTTGCCTGTAATATTAGAATTACTGGCTTTTATATTTGTTGCTTGTGCAAAACAAGTAGAACATATAGACTTACCACAGCATTTTACAATAATAAAAGAAATCTCTTCAAAAGATTCTAAACATACAGGACAGCCTTCATTTATACCGTTCTTGACTCTATTAAATACATTTTCTAATTTAGTTAAACTTTCTTTTGTTTTTTTAATTTCTGATAAAATTAAATTATAAGTAGTATTTTTATGATTTTCTATAATAGGTATAAGTTTTCTTAAATCAGTAACATTTGTTTCTTTTAAGGTTACTGGTAATTTATTGATTTCTTCTTCGGAATTTTCTTCGGAAGTTAAAAATGATAAATATTCTTTCAATTCATACATTGTTTGTTTACTATCTATCATAATTTTACTTAAAACATCTTCAATAGATTTTCCTTCTATTCCTAGATATTTTGCGGCTGTAGATATAGCTCCGCCGTTTAACATGTTAACTAAATTATTGTTTCCAGAAAGATTATTAATTATTTCAATCTTGGATTTATGTTCATTTACTATAGGATAGGAATACATTTCTGGAGTAATAATATTATTAATTTCTTTATTATCATTAATAAATACTGCCATTTTTGATTCTATTAAATCTTTTAATATATTATGATTTTCGGTATTATCTAGTGATTCAAATATATATTCCACTGGACCATTATTAACACACTTGTTTGACTGTATTTTTTTATTAGTAGCACTAACAAACCAAGAAAAATATGCATTAATAAATGTAAAATCTCTTGGAAGACCTACAAAATCGGGGTCATCATAGAAAACTCTATAAAAGCAAAATTTTTGAGAAATTTCTGCTATACAGGTAACTATATGTTTAGTTTTTTTATCATTAAAAGAATCGAAATTAGTCTTTCCACTAATAGTTCCGTTTTTGATCAGTACTATTTTATAATTAATAATAGTATTTTTTTCTATGTGTTCATAAAATAAATTTAGTGTTTTACAATCTTTAATTACAAAAACTGAAATATTAAAAAGATTTATATAATTTTCCCATTGTTTTAAGTTAACAGGAGCAACAATGATTAAATTTACAGGTTTACAAACATTAAAGAATTTTTTAACAGTATACCAATTTCCTTGTACTTGAATACTACTGTATAACCATCTATTTTTTATATCAATATTATTTTGTAGTATATGAGCACAAACAGTTATAGATTTTCCAACTCCGGGGTTTCCTACAAAAGCTGCTCTTGTATAATTACAATTTTTTTCAAATACTTTCATTTCTCCAATAGCGCATTCTTGATATCTAAAAAGTGTTGGTAGTGACATTTTTATTATAATAATACATAATATCAAATTTAAAAGATGATTTTAAATTTAATTTAAAAAACAAAATCAAAATGGATTTATCTGGAATTTCATCATATGTATTAATTTTTTATATTTTGTTATTAAAAACTTTAAACAGATCTTTTTCTATTTTCATTATTTTATGTATTGAATATTTGCGCTTTTCTATATCAAAAATTGAACATCAAGTTTGATTTTTCTATATAATAAATTTGATTATTATGTATATACAAAAAATGTTTAAAAATAATATAAGTCGTTTACCCGGTTGGGTTAAAATTATCCTCAAAGATAATATTACCAATGTTTTATCAAACTATAATAATACACCAGAAAACTGTTATCCAAAAAAAGATAATGTATTTAATTTTATGATAGGTATAGATGATATAAAATTAATTATACTCGTTCCATCTCCTTCATATATATGGCATAATGAAACAATTACAATTGCTGGTAAAAATATAGAAAACTGTTTAAAAAAAAATAATTTATTAGATTTTAATTCATCTATAGAACAAGATGTATGGAAAGTTAATGGTATTTTAGTATTTCCATATAAATTAATAGACGAAGAAAAAGAAATTGATACTTGGAGAAATATAACTGATATATTATTAAATAAAATTGTAAAAAACAAATGTGTGTTAATGTTTGGTAAATTTTCTGTAGATTTTAAAGACTCTGAAACATTAAAATGGAACAGTCCAAATATAAAAACAAATGTTGGTAAAAATAAGTTTATGGAATGTCCTCATTTTGTTTATATAAACAAAAAATATAATGTTTCTTTTGAGGAAACTTATAGTCAAAAAACTATTGAATTTATTGAAAAAAATAGTGAAGAAAAAGTAGAGATGGATATATTTACTGATGGTGGATGTGATAATAATGGAAAAAAAAACAGTACTGCCGGATCAGCTATAGTTTTTAAAGAATCAGTATTTAATAGTAGAACATATGTTAATTATTTTAAAATTTCTCACTCTATTATAGAAAATAAAATCATATATCCAACATCTCAAAGAGCCGAAGGTTTTGCTATTTTACATGCTTTAAAATATTTAGAAGAACAAAAGCACACAAATAAGTATACTATAAATATTATAACAGATTCTGAATTTTGGATTAAGATGATAACTATATATATGCCAAAATGGTTTGATGAAACATATGACAATTTTAAATTACGTGCAAATAGTGATATAACTATTAATATTCATAAATTAAATTCTTCTTTATCTAATCGTTATAATATTATATTTAAACATATAAAATCTCACAATAAAGACTTATCCGCTTCTACTAATAATATTGTTGGAAATGATATAGCTGATAGATATGCCAGTATCGCCAAAAGATTAAATCACTTTAAAATAGTATCGGAATTGTTATAATCAATAAGATTATTATTGTTTTTTTTTAAAATTTGATAGTATATTATTATATAAAAAATGAATAATATTATTGATACAACGTATGATTTTAAAAAAATTAATGTATTTACTGGACCTATGTTTAGTGGAAAAACAAGATTAATTATAGATTTTATAAAAGAAAATAGATATAAATGTGTAGTATATTCACACTACTCAAATAAACATAAAAATGATAGTGAAGAAAAAAAAGTTATAAGTTCTAGAGCATATGATACTGTTGTTTCTTGTATTAAAATAAATAATTTGTTAGAATTGTGTAATAGTAGGAAAATAGATGAATTCAAAACTAATGATATAAAATATTTAGTTTTTGACGAGATTCAATTTTTTGATGATCTAATAGAATTCGTAGAATACTATAAGAATTATGAATTTATAATTCTTTTATTTGGTTTAGAATTAGATTACAAAAAAGAAAAATTTGGTTTTTTATATAAATTAGAAGGAGATATTGATGTTACTTATAATAGATTAACTGGTAAATGTACATTTTGTAATAAGAAATCTATATATACTATAAGAACAATTGATTATAGTAACAGAATATTAATTGGAGACGAATTCTATACTCCCGCTTGTTCTGATTGTTATGATAAGTATTCTATACTATAATATTTTTAATATTGATTATATATAATAAAATATAATGTCCACATATGCATATGTAATGGTAATGTTTGGTGGAGATAAATATCTTCCTGGTATTTTAGTAATGGGATATACTATAAGATATTGTGGAGCAACCTATGATATTGTAGTTATGGTTACTAATGATGTGTCTGAGAGTTCTGTTAGAGAAATGAAAAAAATGAATATGAAAGTAGTTCATGTTAACTATTTAGATTATAAAATAAATACTAAATTTATGACAAAAAAACAAATAGAAAGATATTCCTGGATGTCTAAATCATTTACTAAATGGAATTGTCTAGAACTTGAAGAATATAAAAAAGTTTTATTTTTAGATTGCGACATGATTGTTGTTAAAAATTTGGATTCTGTATTTGAAACAAATACACCTGCAGGTGTATTTGAATCTCCATATGATGAAAGGCTTCTTAAACCTAGCGGAAAAAAAAGTGGATTCCCAAATTTTTATAATAGTATAATTGTTAAACCAAAAGAAATTAATAATGCATTAACAAAAAAAGGTTTTGTTACTACAGGTGCTTGTGTTTTATTAAGTCCGGATAAAAAGGATTTTAAAAAACTGTGTAATATGTTAAGTGAAAAACCTTTTGGATTTAACTGTACTTCTGGTATGGATGAACAGGCTATATCATATTATTATTCTCTATATAAAAATGGTCCAAAAAAAAATTGGATTAATTTAGGTCCTTCTTATGCTTTTTTAGAATGGAAATATAAAGAATTAAAAGTAAAACCACCAATTCCTGATAAAGATGTAAAGGTTATTGATTTTGTAGGTTCTGAAAAACCTTGGATGGTTGAAAAAAATAAATATCCAGATGTTAGATTTTGGTATAAACATGCGATAATGTTGCATAAATCTTTTCCAGATATAAATCTAGAAGTTTACAATTCAGAAGATCTTAACGAGTAAAAAAATTATAATATTTAAAATTCACTCAATGCTTTTTTTTTCCTTTTTTTCCTTTTTTAGATTTTTTTTTTGATTTAGATTTACCACCAGTTGCCATTTTATATTTATATATATATACAATTTTATTAAATAAATATATAAATATAAAATGTTTACAGCACAAGAATTTAATGAAAACCTTAAGAAAAAAAGAATGGGAGATTTTAGTTATAACTTAGAAAAAACCAAAGAATATATAATAACTAATAAAAAATTAGTTGGACTAGCTATTTTAACAGTTTGTTTTATTATTTTTATAACTTATAATTCTATGAAATCTGGTTTCGAACAAGCTATGATAGTGGCAACAAGCGGTGATCTAGCCGAAAAATTAGATAAAGACTACGAACCTATAGAACCAAGAAATATTGTTATATAAACATTGATTTTAATATATAATATAAAATATGTTTAATTCTTTTGGATTTTGTATAGATTATGAAAAATTAATAAAAAAAATAGGAAATAATGGAGTCGGAATTATTAAAAAAAGTTGCACTATTTCTACAAAATGTCATAATAATATTTTTAAAAAACTTTCTTGTTTTGATTTTAAAATAATTGATAATATTAATTATTTCATTGTTCCAAAATTTATAGGACTCAAACTTGCTAAAAAAAATATTATAGAGTATGAATATAAAATAGAAGAAAGAAAAAATATAACATTTGATTCTTCTACTCTTATATTAAATAATAATCAAAATATAGTATGTGACGAAATAAAACGTAAATTATTGCCTTGTAGTATTTTATCTTCTTGTATCATTCAATCTGATCCTGGTACTGGTAAAACATATATAGCGGCAGGAATGATTAAAATTTTACAAAAAAAAACAATTATTATTGTTCCAAATGTTTATTTATTAAAACAAACATTCGAAGTAATGTCAGAATTATTTCCAAATAATAAAATTGGTTGTTATTATGGATTAGAAAAAACGGACGGTGATATAATTATTGCAGTCATTAATTCGGCTTTATATTATGACAAATATGAAACTATTGGATTTGTTATATTGGATGAAGTTCATGGATATTGTTCTAAAACTATGTCTAATATTTTTAATGTTATTCATACACAGTTTATTTTAGGTATAACTGCTACTCCAGATATTCGTTTAGATGGTTTTGATAAAATGTTAAATTGGTATCTTGGAGATATAATTATTGCAAAAAATATTCCTGGTTGGAATGCAGATGATATTAAATTTACTACTCGTGTTATTCAAGTAGTATATAATGGACCACCAAAATTTACAGAAAGTATATTATCATCAGCCGGTATAGTTAGTGTTCCTCATATGATAACAATGATACAATCCGATCCTGATAGAAATAAAATTATTATTAATTATGCAATTGAATTATATCAAAAAGGAAAAAATGTATTTGTTTTTTCTGATAGACGAGACCATCTTCATAATCTCGCAGAATTATTAAAAAATACAAATATTCCATTTGAAGCCCCAGAACTAAATATAATTAAATTAATGGGAGGTAGTTCTTCACAAACTATAGAAGACGCAAAAACACACGGAAGACTAATTTTAACGACATATCAATATTCGAGTACAGGAGTTTCTATAGTTAAAATGAATAGTTTAGTTTTAGCAACACCTAGAAGAAATGGATTAGAACAAATTATAGGTAGAATTTATAGATTATCAGGAGATCAAAATATAGAAAGAGTGATTGTAGATATTGTAGATAATAGGACATGTCTAAAATCACAATTTTATGATAGAAAAAAAATATATGATAAAAAAACGCCAGTATATGAAAAACAAAAATATTAAACAAATAAATCTTGTCTAAATTTAATCATTTCTTTATCTGGAACTCTTGTATTAAAATCAGATGGAGGAATTCCTTTTAATCGATTAATAATATAATAAAGAGAAAATAAACCACATTCGCTATTTGTGTCTTGTTGATGTCTTACTTTATTTTCTATAACTTGAAATTCTGGTGTTTTAATTTTGTTAATAAAATTTCTAATTTCTCTCATTGGAGATTCTCCGGACGAATTAAAATATTCTATAGTCATTGGGGATTTACTAAAATCAAAGAAAAGACAAAACCAATGAATTCCTCTTCCTGTTGATACATCTGTATTTAACACAACTGCTGCATTTTTGTATCCAGCATTTATTAAATTTTTTAAATTTAAATTTTTTAATTCTGTATTATATTTTTCAAAATCTATCATATGAAAAGGTATATGTTTGAAGTCTTTGTGCTGAAATGTCCACTTTTCTAATACGTTATCAATGTTATAATTATCCAACCAGTCTAAAGACCTTGCTGGACCTTTTTCTTTTAAATTTTTTTTACTATTTTTTAAATCATCTAAGTCTGGTAATTTATTATATATACATTCTTCAGAATCACAATTGGTTGTTTTTTTTGCAATATCTAATATTTGTTTATTATCAATAGTACCACCGTGTTCTATTTTTCCATCTTTTATAAGTTTATTTTTTAAACTATTTAAAGTTTGTTTTGTGGCACATATACCATTTTCTCCTGTTCCAAACAAACAAGGATTGTTAAGTCCGGTTTTTAAAACAGTTCCACCTTTAATGTTTTTTTTGGTTTTCTTTTTGGTTTTCTTTTTAGAACTCTTTTTAACATATTTAGTCTTTTTTTTTGAATTCTTTTTAATATTAGGCATATGTATTCTATATAAATCCATAAATAAATTATGGAAACTAAAAAAGATTTATCTCATACAAATGAAAATAAAACAACTATTTTACATTCTAGCGGATTTTTGTTATACAGATATAACGATAAAAATAAATATTATGAAGTTTTATTGATTCAAAAACGGGTTTCGAATTCTTTTATTGCTGTTGTTTTAGGACAATATAATATAAAAAATAAACACTTATTAAAATTTTTATTTTCTACAATGACATTGCAAGAAAAATTAGATTTGCTTAGTTTAGATTTTGAAATGTTATGGTATAAAGTTTGGTTAGAATTAACTTCTTATCCATATATTCTTAATATTAATACAAATAATTTAGATATACTTTGTAAAAGTATAGAAAATATAAAACGATATAAATATGTTAAAACTTTTATTCCATATGTTAGAAACACCAATTTAAGAGGCAGGTATTATACAAAATGTAAAAATAAATTTGAGAAATGTTTTGTAAGTGATGGAGGTTATACATTGAGAATGATGATGAATAACACAGCAAATATTCAACTCAACTGGCAATTACCAAAGGGAAGACAAGAATATAATGAACTTCCTATAAATACAGCTGTTCGAGAATTAAAAGAAGAAACAAATATATCAATTGACGATTGTAAAATACATTATAACATTAAACCAAGTATAATAACTAATTTATGTAATAAAAAAAAATATGTAAATACATATTTTGTTGCCAAATATATAGGAAACGATGAACCAGTATTAAACATTTCTACACAATTTCAACTTAATGAATGTTCTTGTGTTAAATGGTGTTCTATGGAATATATAAAACATATTAACATAGAAAAATCTTTATTATTATATATAAAAAAAACAATTAAATTAATAAAAAATAAAAAATTTAAAATATAAATTATATAAACAAAATGCCGAAACATTCTGACGATTTTAAAAAACTAGAAGAAGCACATAGACAATTTATAACCGCATATACACAATTTTGTGAAAAAGGTGTACAGGCTCGAGCAGTTGAGGCTCGTAAAGCTTTGCTTGAAATAAAAAATATTGCTGGAGATTTGAGAAAAAGTATTCAAGATGCTAGATAAATTAATTAAGTTCATAATGATTATAGAAGAATTTTATATTTGTTCCATTTGTTCTTTCTAATATTTCTAGATATATTAGTTTGTTTTTTATAAGTTCACAAATTTCAATAACAGATTCGTTATCTTTAAATTCAATTTCTAATTTTTCACATATATCTTCTAGATAATTTCTATTTTTAGAAGAACACAATGCTCCTTTTTCTATCTGTCTATGATCTGTATACGTTTTTTTTTCATTAACAGGATTTCTTAATTTAAATTTAGTATATATTCCTGTTTTTGTTTTTGTGTTATATCCTATTATAATAGGATTTTCTACCCATTCTGTATTATCTGTTAAATATTCTTGACTCATAAACCATTTTTTAACTGGATGATAAAAATATGGTGTTTTTCTCAAACAATGACCAACTGGAAATAGAGATGATATTATTTTTTCATTTTTAGATTCTGATATTTTTTTTAAAACAAGTTTTACAGAACTATTATAAGCATTTTTTACATTATATGGACACCAAGTACAATTAGATTTTGTAATCTGTCTTGTTAAAAAATTAACATTATTCCTACAATCTCTATCAATTTTTTCATTTTTATTTTTATCATCTTGTTCATCCTGATCAAATATATAATCCACATATTGATTATAAATATATTCTTTAACACTATCGGCAAAAAGTATTAAATCAAGAATATCATAATAATATAACATTTTAAAATAAAACAAATGAAAATCTGATTTTACTGTTTTACTTCTAATCATAAAACCAACAATATATTCTATACATTCTTCTATAAAAATTATATGAAAATCTATTCCAAACATACATATAGCATTTGACATATTTTCTATTTCTATTTTTTCATAGATGTTTTTAAATTTATTTTTTTTCTCTTCATAATTTGTTAATGATACCGAAGATTCTAAATATTTTTTAATATCAATATATAAAACTTCATTTTTATCTAATCGATTTCTAAAAGGTGAATCTATAGAATATATATTTTTTTCTTCTATTGGCTGTGATATATAATATTCTCCTATTTGTGAAATCTTACATATTTGCCCTCTAGAAATTATTCTATTGTCTGTATTATTAAATAGACTTTTAATATTATCTATTTCTTTATTTTCACCACTTACAAATTCTAGTAGTTTTGTAAGACCTATAGTAATACTAGAAATTAAAATATTTTGTGTATTATATTCTACATCAAATGTAGGATTTCTAACAAATGTTACAAGATCGTCAAATTTCCAAACTTTTGATATTTCTATAAAGGCTCTTTTAATAATATAAAGAACTAAATTAATTTCGTTATCATGATTAAAAGTATCATAATTTATCTTATCAATAGTGTATTCATTTAATACAGGAACATATTTTAAATCACCAATTGTATTATCTTCTAATCCTGGTTTTATAATTCTATAATTAATATTGTTATCTAC